AATGAAAAGGACATGTTGAACTTCTTCATAGCATCAATAGTAAGAGATGACCCAGATATGTTAATCTCATGGTTTGGTTCTACTTTCGACTTACCTAAATTAATTGAAAGAATGCATGTGAATGGAATAGACCCTAGAAGGATTTCCCCATGCAAAGATGTTAAGGGTGTTTACTTCAATGATGGGATTAAGTTATCAAAAGCCGCCGAGGGGTATTCCCCAATTGACCAACCAATTAGAGGTAGGATTTGTTTGAATCTAGACCTTGCTTTTGAGCGTCAATGGAATGATGCACAAAAGGGATTACTTCCATCAATGGCTTTGGATTATGTTGCTGAAACTGTATTAGGAGAAAGGAAATTGGTTAGTGAAAAGTTTCCTGATAAAAATGAATTCTTTGCGAGGGCTTGGTTAGAAGATACAACAACCTATTTAGAATATGCTTTGAAAGATGTGGAATTAATAGTGAGACTAGACGAAGAAAATAATCTATCCGAGGCAATTCTATCCTTACAAAGATTACTAGTGGCTCCATTCGATGCCTGCTTTTATGCAAGTAATATGGGAAGCATATACTTTATGCGCCATGCTACATGGAAAGCCCCAACAGGTTCTAAGGATAAGAAAGTAGATTATAAAGGAGCCATGATTTATGACCCAGCAGAAGAGGGAACAAATGGTTTACATCTAGGTGTTGCTGCATTTGATTTCGCAGGATTGTATCCCTCAATGATTCTTGCAAGAAACATAAGTTGGGAAACCAAATCAACAGAGCCTACTGAATTAGGTGTGAATATTCTAACTCCTAGAGATTTTAGTGAAGTAGTCGAAGAAGACTATAAATATTACACAACAGATAAGTTAGGCTTGTTGCCCAAAGCAGTATTGGAACTCAAACAATTGCGCGATAAATATAAGATACTTGAGAAAGAGGCAGTAACAGATTCTGACAGAATGAAGTGGCACACTAATCAAATGGCTGTAAAAAGGTTGATGGCTTCCTTCTATGGAGTTGTTGGCTATCAAGGATTTGGTTGGGCTGATGTTGATTTAGCCGCATCAATAACCGCAAGCGCAAGAGAAGCAATTAGATGTGCGGCGTTCAAGGTTATGGAATTATGACAGTAAGAGAGTGGGGCACATGCAAATGTGGTAACTTGGTAAGACCAGACCATCTCAAAAAGGATAGAGAACAACTATGTGGAAAATGTTATCTAAAGAAAAAACAACAACAAAGAAGAAAGAGGGGTTTGAAATGAGATTATGGAATGACAATAAATTAGTATATTCAATAGTTGAAAGACCAACTGAGATAGAACAGAAATATCTTCTTCTATCTAGAGGAAAGAAATTACATTGGTTAAGACAACGCAAACTTGGGTGTATGGTTTCTAGTGATTATACACAGGCCAATGTTTATAGAAAATGGATTCAAAGAATGATGGATGATAAAGAATTAGTCTTAGATTCAAATGGAGTAAATATCAGTCATTTGGTATTACCCAATGGGGTTCTAATGAACAAGGTAGAGTTAGACATAGCCGCTTGGAAACAAGAGGTTAATGGGCTGTCTGAGGAAAAATATATCTTGGCTAAAAAGGCAAGGTTAGGAATAGTTCAGGCTAGGGCTAGAAGAAGGAAAACTATTGCAGCCGGAAAGAAAGTTAACGAATCGAATAAATATTCACCAAGCATGTTAGAATATAGAATCCCTACACCAATAGATGAGGGAGCCAAATGAATCAAGGAGAAGTTTGGTTATGCTTTCCTCCATCTGATACAAGAGGACACGAACAAAAGGGCGTTAGGCCATATGTTATTCTTAGCAATACTGAGTGGAATAAGGAATTTCTACTAGTAACAGTTAGTCCCACAACTACCTCAAAAATGAAATATCATGGGTGGGATTCATGTGTGCCAATTGACTTTGGGGGAGACAAAAAAGCCTGTGTGCTAACAGACCGCTTATGTTCCTTTAGTCACAAACGCCTACTGAAAAGAGTAGGAAAGATTAGTGAGAGAGAATTAAATTGGATTACTCATAAAAGAAATAAGATATTCAAGAGGGATGAAAAATGAAGCAATATTGTCGCTGTCAATTTGGGAAGATTTCCTGGGATGCAAAGGGTTATTGCAAATTTTGCGGATTGGAAGTGAGAGAATGAAAGTAGTATATGGACACACCGATTCTATCTATGTGCAAATGCCTATGAATAAAGCCCAGGAAACTGTAGATTTGTTAAATAACCATGTAAGGGGATTATTCCCAAATATAATGAATCTTCATGAACACCCAGTTAAACTTGAGTTTGAAAAGTATTTCTCTTCTTTGGGTATAGGTAAAACTAAGAATAGAAATGCAGGCTTAATCTCTTGGAAGGATGGCAAATATCTTGAGGAAGAAGAATTCACTGTGACTGGGTTTACTGCAAAGAGACAAGCCATTACTCCTTTAGCAAAGACCGTACAAATGGAATTACTGAAAAAATGGGTGGCTCAAATACCTGAAGAGAAAATATCTAATTGGTTGAATGAAGAATATACTAAGGTCATTAGTGGGAAAATAGAACAATCAATGTTAATTCAGAGGTCTAGATATAGGCCAGAGAGACTGACTTATATGTGTAATTCATGTCACAAGAAATATACTTGGAGAGAGGCAGTAGACTTGAGATTGAAACAAGATACTCAGAATAACTTCTGTGATAAGTGTGGACAAACCCTAGAACTAGTAACCTTAGAGGGAAAGAATCCTGGTATTGGTGCTGGAGTGGAAGGACTAATATGGCACAATCAAAATCATAAAGAACAAATTGAAGACTCCTACTTATACATGAGAGTGCAGGATAATCCTAATAGGGTTTCCTATATGCATCCTATAACAGGGAAATATAAAAGACCCACTTACATATCAGCATTGACTGTTGAAGAATTGTTAGAACATACTCCAGATTATAGACACTATGCTGATTCTATCTTGAAGAAAGCAGACCCTGTTTATAGGGCTATGGATTGGGATATATCTGCTATAGAGATAGACAGAAATCAAAGAGGATTAGGAGAGTGGTGGTAAATGAAAGAATATACATATCAATGGAATCCAAAAGATGCCGCAGACCCAACAAAGCCTATTCTAAAAATAACTAAATCATCTGCTGTTGGTTCATATAAATGGTGTCCAAAGAAATATGAGTTTGCTTATGTTCAAAGATTACCACAAGACCAAACTGAGGCTATGATAAAGGGAAGCACTGTGCATCAAAGCAGAGAAGAGTTCTTTGATGAGTTTGATGTAGCAAAGGCAGAGAATATGTCTCATTCAGAATTGATTGAGTATAATCTAGGATTACATCCTATTGATGACTTTGGAGATATCTATAGAAACATAGCAACATTTGAAGCCCAACGATTTGTTCAAGCAAGAGATGAGAATAAATTGGATACTTATCTCCCTATCATTAATGAAGTCATGCTAGATGCAGAAATAGAAATAACACATGATGCTTGTCCTAAAGTTGGCTACTTGCAAGCAAACTATGTAGTTCATCTACAAGGAATTATTGACCGTGTGTTTATAGACAATGAGACATATATTCCAATTGAATTAAAGACTGGAATATGGAAAGATTGGAAAGCAGGTAATATGAGAAAAGAGATGTCTTTCTATAAATTGTTGATTGATAATGCCTCACAAGAAAGTTTAGATGAAGCAGGAATTGACAGACAAACTCCCATTACACATTGGGGTTGGTATTATCCCGAATCAAATTACATTCATGTAGAGAAAGTAAAGAAAGCAAGCATGACTTCACTAATGAGACTGTTTGTGACAATGATAAAGTCTTATGAGGATAATGATTTCCCAGCAAATTACTTCTTCAAGACCTGTCAACACTGTAGTTTCTACCCAATATGTGATAAAGCCCAAGAAGAGGCATGGATATGACAGAACTAAGAGTTATAATAAAAGACAAACTAAGACAGAAACAATGGACATTTGGCGAGATAGCCAATGTTTCAGATACAATAAATGAACTAGCAGATTATGCATATGATACGATGACTGCCAAAGAGAAGTTAGATTTAATTTGGGACACAAAATTTGGGAGCAGTAAAGACCCAGAACAGTTCATAGGCCAATTTTTTGGGCGTGTTTTTGAATTGAAAGTTAAATATCACTTACAACTTGAAATTGCAATTATAATAAAAGAAGAACTGTCAGATGCGACAATTATGTTTAAGGAGAATGAATATGAAATTTCCGAGAGAAGTGTGGGCGGGGAGCCACATAAAGAACGCTCCACAGATGAAGCGACAGATAGTGAAGAATAGTCGAGAGTTTGTTGATTGGGTTAATTTATTTAATGGAAAAATGAATTGCTATACAACAGTTTACGACTATGAACATTACGCTGAAACTTCAAAGGTAGAGAACTCCATAGTTTTAGATAGGATGTTTTTGGATTTTGATTCTCACCATGAACCGCTAGTCAATTCATTTAATGATATGTGTTCTGTTGCAACAAGATTTGACAAAGAAGACCTTATGTTTAAAATGTATTTCAGTGGGAAAGGATTTCATATTATATTATACGGGAGTAAAATAAATGATATTAGAAGCATTCAACAGTATTACACCGAGTTGGCTAAAGATTATAATACGCTTGACCGAACTGGAATTCAAACTAATAGGCTTAAACGAGTACCTAATACAGTTAATCTCAGTAGTGAAGGCCCGTATTTCTGTATTCCTCTAACTTTTAAAGATATTAATAAGGGATTGGATTACATATTAAGTGCGGCCAAAATAGGAAACCATAAATCTATAAAGTATGGCTCCACTCTCAAAACATGGAATGCCGTTGCACCAATAGAAGTTTCAGAAGTAGAAATTATTCCTCCTAAACCTCCAGGTGATTTACCAATATTACCTTGCTTGAACAATTCAATAATGGTTGAAAATCCAGGACATTATGCTAGAGTGTATTTGGCTCAATGGTATAGAGATATATTGGCTATGGGAGAAAGAGAGATTCCTCAAGACAGGCAGAACGAAATTGTTGAGATTATTATGAAGGAATTTGCTACCATTGCTGAAAATGATAATGTATGGTTGGATTGGGATGAACCAACAACAAGAAGATATGTTACGGGAATTGTATCTAAAGGGTATCATGCTCCAGGCTGTAAGTCTATTTTAATTCCACAAGGTTATTGTCCTGGAAAGTGTTGGAGGTATTGTGAATGAATAAATTAATTATAGACAGTAGAGAAAACTCCGAACTCTATGGATATATAGAATTAGAAGCCCACCGCCTAATGATACCAACTGAGAAACAATGGTTGGAAATAGGTGACTATATATTTGGTGATGTTTGTTTTGAAGCAAAGTCTTCTTTTGATTTCTTACAGTCCATAATAAACAAGAGGCTCTGGAATCAGATAGATAATATGGATAGACACTTTGAACATACCTTTGTTATTATACATGGCTCTTTACATGAAGCGATGGATTTTCCAAAGTATACCAAAATGAAAATACCCAAAGAGATGCTGAGAAATAAATTCTTTGGAGCAATAGGTAAGATTACATTAGACACAGACTGTAGAGTGATGTGGTTTGAGAATCCTAAGAAGGCGGCGCAAATAATTACTACTATATGCAAGATGCGCCCCATAAATAGAAAGGTTATAAATCCTAGTTTATTAAAAAGGATTACTACTGATGACCTTAGATTAGATATGCTATGCACCATCAAGGGTGTTAGTGAGTCTAAGGCTAAAAAGTTAATAAAAGTCTATGGGTCTGTTATGGAAATAGGCGAGACTAGTGCAGAAGAACTAACCAACATAGATGGGATAGGATTAACAACTGCACAAAGAATAATAGATACCCTCCATAGTGAGGATAAAGTGATAATATGAATAAGACACAAATAGAAAGAGAAGACGAACTGTTTTACAGTTTCGTAGAACAAGATGTTCAAGTAACTGAATGGGCAAGACTACCAGCGATTGTGGAGAAATATACAGAGGATGCAGTAAAGGCATCTAACTTTAATTATATTCCTTCATCACTATCATTCTTTGTTCTGCTTGGACAAATATGCAAGGATATGATAGCAATTCCTAGCGGCGTTAATATAGATGATAGCCGAATACAGTTTGCTTGGTTGCAGACTTCAGGAACAGGAAAATCCACATTGACCAATTGGTATATGCCTATTGTTAGAGAAACATTCAAACAAATAAATGAGAAGCATGGCACTCAATTCAACATATTCGATGTTACAGATTATACGGATGCCGCACTTATAGGTTCCTTTGAAAAGAGAGAAGAGGAAATTCTGGAGGAAAACGGACAAATTAGAAGGATAATGGTTGACACCCCAATACCAGGACAATTGGAGGGAGATGGGTTAGCCATGTGGGATGAGTTTGAGTATTCAGGTATCTTCAAACAATCTCAACACAAAGAGAATGCAATTGTATATCTCAATACCTTCATGAATACCCTTCACGGTGAAACATGGATAATTTCTAAGAAACTCAAACTTGGTGATGAACCAATAGAATGCAAATGTAAGCGTTCAATTTATGCTACGACATATATTCCTAAGCAATTAACAACTGTTATTGCTGAAAAGGGGGTTCTTCAAAGATTACTTTTGTTCATCTATGAAGTTCCACAGCATCAGCAAATGCAAATGAGAAGAAGATTGATAGATGATTGGGGGACCATTCAAAGTAGGGAAGCACCCAAGATGAAGTATTCCAAGAGTTTCGTTACTCTATATGATACTGTTAAAGAAAGGTATGATGAAGTTGGTGGAGACCCATTAAAAGTAATAAGAATAAGTAAGGATGCAAATGACGCTTTGACTAGGGAGTGTATTTTAATGGAAGAGTATATTACCAATAGTCGTCAAGAGGTATTTGAAATGATGGAGACATTTATTAATCGTATCTTGAAACATATTCAAACTATGGCAGTTTTGTGTTGTGTTGCAGAAGCCCCAAGTATTACTGATAAATCTCAAAGATTTGTAGTAACGCAGAATCATGTGCTTCAAGCGTCTTCTTTAATCCGACAGTGCTATAAGTCCCTCGTATCATGGCTGGATGAAGCCCTGCGAGTAGAGAAACATAGTATAGCACAAAAGGCCAATATTGGAGTTTTTAAGTCAGTATATTTGGCTTTAGATAAAGATAATGATGGGTGGGTTAATAAGACAAAATTGTTCCGTGAAGTAAGAGCAAAGACTAAGAAAAGTCAAGCAACTATTTACAAATGGTATGCTAAAGTTGAAGATTACTTTGAAGAGAAGCGTAATGGAACCAGCGTTGAAGTTAAATTATTACAGGAGGAAGAGACATGAAGTGGGAAAATAAATACTTAGTGTTTGATGTGTCCAATGGACCGAAGGTGGTTGTTGAAACATTAGATACTTATGGAAACGATGGTTGGGAGTTAACATCAATTATCGCAGTAGGTAGCGGAGAGAGACTTGTTGCCTTTTTGAAGCGAAGGTTTGATATTGTAATGCCTGACCCTAAAGGTGAAGAGAAGAGTAAGATTGCAGAACTATGGAAGGGTGATGACTGATGGGATTATTAAAGTTAATTTGGGCTATTATTGGTTGGGGCGCAACTGATGATGCCGACCATAGCACAGATTCAAGCGGTGATTAAAATGAGTATGCTAGCACTAGATATTGAAACGAAGAATTTCGCCCACGAAATAGGTGGGTGGGATAACACTCATATGTTTAAGGTATCTACTGTATGCACATGGGATGGAGACAAAGGAACCATCTACATTGATAAGGCTGTGGATGAATTAAACAAAGGTAATGTTGAAGTCAAGGCTCTATCTCAATTAAAGTATGACTTAGATGACCACCTTGAAAAGGGCGGAAAGTTATTGGGACATAACATAGCAGGTTTTGATTTGCCTGTCCTAAGAGATTCTATGGATATTTACTGCATACAAAAGTATATCAATCAAAGGGCGTATGTAGATACTAGTAGAGAGATGTCTAAATCTGCTGGTGAAAGATATACCTTGAACAACTTAGTTAAACATACCTTAGATGATTCCAAATCAATGGATAGCGCAGATGCTCCTATTGTATGGAAAGCAGGTGGCTATGCACAAGTTGCAGAATACTGCCTAAAAGATTGTAAGTTAGTATATGACTTATGGAAGCATGGGGTAGAGAATAACTATGTAAAGGGATACTCTATGGAAAGAGAAGAAAAAAGAAATATAGGGGTGAATTGGTAATGCTATGGTTTGAAGTAGTGATATGGATTCTCTTTGTCCTTACAATTAGCCTATTGTTCTTTGCTGCGTTTGGTGCAGATAAGGTATCTAACCAAACCATTGAAGAATATATGGAAAATCTAATTGATGAGGAAAAGGGTATTCGTGGCACTTAGAGAAAAATGCTTGTTTTGTGAATTAAACACAATACCTAGAAGGATTCTAGGTTTTTATGTGGGTTCTCCACAAAGGATTAAGATTTGGGAATGCAGAGAGTGTAACGCTCTTTGGTCCGAAAAGGCTGTTAATCCTGTGGAGGCCCTTTAGATTTTTTTTGGTCAAAAATCACATTTTGTAATTAATACATTAATGCCAGATTTTTAATTTCCTATACTCAATTATTCAGAATAGTTTCTGGAGATTTTAATGACCCATATAGGGTTTGAATATGGCTTAGACGGGCGGCGATAGGACCGCCGGAAGTTCGTATATTCGGCCCTCTGCGAGCCTTCTGAGGCGGTCTGATACCCACCAGCCACCACCACCGCGACGGGTTGGAAATCGGCTCAGAACACCCCCAATCTGGCCGAATTTTTTAGGCCAACATTTTGCGTGGTTCATATACTCTCAGGTCTGTGATTTGTGCTATTTAACAAAATGGAATATTATCAACTATCAATCGCATCTGTAAAACCATCCATTGTTTTCAAATGAAGGTAACATTGTTTCAATAAATTATACTGTGTTTTACTATTACCAATGTTTAATATGGTACTGAAACTCTTTCCGCCAAAGGGGTGTTCTCCTTCTTCTTTCGCGCTTTCGTTCTTGTAGAATTTAACTGAGTATTCTACATTAACGCCCTCATCATTTTCCATATTACTAAAAGACGCTCTCCCAATCTTAGCATATACATTGGGTATAGTTACCCCTAATTCTTCGTGTTCATAATCTAGTTCTAAAGCCATTATATCACATCCAATCCGGTTTGGTTGGAATATTATTGTATGCCTCATCAGGCGTTTCATTGTCTTGGGGTAGGTTTAACAGGTCAATCCTATACTGTTGTAGTGATGTTTTCTGTTCATTTGTCAGACTATCATAAAGTATGGATAGTTGATATATATCCATCTCTTTCAGTAGTCCTTGTCTAATTCCTCTTAATTCATCCCAATTCATTTAATCACCTCAGAAATTGTAACTTACCCATAGTATAACCTGTGAGTTGTTAAGGTCTGTTGACCCACCTTCCCTTCTCACTTGCACTATATCACCTGCATCAAAATCAAACTCTACATCAGAACCAGTTTTTACTAATGTATATTGATTGGCATTTGTATTAGTAAAATCACTCGGAGTAAATGTAAATTCCTGAATGTCGTCACCACTTGAACCACCATTCTTTCTTATTCTTATTGTATTTGTAGCAGAACCAGTAATTTCTCCACCCGCGAAAAGGAAACTAGTCGCCATTACTTTACCTGCAAATGGCATTGGATAACCATTAGGGTTAGCAACAGAACTTTGGACTGTTGGCACTCTAAAATCAACTGCATTAGTATCTAATGCTGCTCTTTCATAGAATAGTGGTGTTAATGCTCCAAGAACTACACCATCTTCATTACCTTGAATCCAAACAGGTGTAGCGTTATCACCTGCTGAGATTGATAATTGTCTGTCGGCTGTTGCACTTGGAACATCTGCCATTCCAATTACTACATTTCCATCTCCTTCGGTGATATTATCTCCCGAATTATATCCAACCCCGATATTCTTGTGACCTGTGGTTGTGCTTCTTAAAGCGGAATTACCAACAGCCGTGTTTCTTTGACCTGTGGTGATAAACATTCCAGCATCCATACCAATACCAGTATTTCTGTAACCTGTATTTGCGCTTTTCAATGCTTGATGTCCCATAGCGACATTTCCACCACCTGTTGTGCTGTTTGCTAATGCATAGTCACCTATCGCCA